TCGCAGTACACATTGAACCCCGGTGACGACCTTACTGGTCAGCCCACCGAGGTTGTCTCGATTGCCAATTCGTTGTGGACTCCGGCGGTTGTGGAGGCTTACAAGCTGGCGAATCCGGTGGTTGAAGCTGTCCAGCCCACCGAGTAATGGAACCAACGAACAGCAGCACCAGCCCTGGACTAAGCCTAGCAGCAGCGGCAGGGGCCACCGCTGTTTCGTTTATTCCGTGGCTTACCGACTGGGTTCAGCTTATCACCGCGCTCATTGGCTTAGCCTGCGCCTGTTACGGAGCCTATAGGCTGTTCAAATCCAAATGAAAAACACAAAAACAACTCTCGCCGGTGTCGGTGCCATCCTTGTCGCAGTCGGTGGGGCTCTCAAGGCCCTGTTCGACGGTGACCCGACAACCAACCTCGACCTGACTACGACCATTGCCGCGGTCACTGCTGGTATCGGCCTGATCTGGGCCAAGGATGCTAAGGAAGCCGAAGTAACTAAGCCGTGAACTGGATCTACCAGATCCTCAAGGCCCTGCTCGACTGGTTCCGCGAAACACCACCCACCGATGTGCAACATGGCAAAGCTCCCGAGGCCCTCAAGAGCGATCTGGCTGGCCGCATTGCTGACCTGCCTGGGCTGCCAGATGACACGGGTGGTCCTGGTCCCTTCCGGTGATCCGGTAATGCTGGCCAAGCCGGTGAAGGCCAGCGTCTATGCTTTCGATGCCGACAAGAAGCTGGTCGGGCCATCCCGGGTAACCCTCCCGGCCGGCTGGTACGTCCTACCCAAGAAATAATATGGCTCAACAAACGATCAACATCGGCACCATCGCCAACGACAACACTGGGGACACCCTCCGCGGCGCCGGCGAGAAGATAAACGACAACTTCGACGAGCTGTATGCCGCCCTGCCGTTGGTCACACCGACGACCTGGGTGCCGACCCTCATCGACTCCGGCGGTGGCCGCACCTTCGCCATCACCACCAACACCGCCCGACACACCACCATCGGATGTGTTAGTACCTTCACCGCGGACGTCACCGTCAACTCTGTGACCGGATCCGCCACAGGCAACCTCCGGCTGTCGCTGCCTGATGCCGTGACCTACGAGGCCGCCGCCGCGGTGTGGCTGACCAATGCCACCAACCAATCCAAGACCGCCATCATCGCCAGGCTAATCGCCGGCACCAGCTACCTCGAGCTGTCGCACTTTGAGAATGGAGCCGCCGATAGCCTAGCCCCCCATCTCCAGGCCACCAGCCGGCTCATAGTCTCCGGCACTTACTTTACCGCCTAATGACCACCATCGGATCCAGTCTCCAGCAGGGCATGGCGGTGCTCCAGCAAATGCTTGGGGCGCCGATGTTCATCTGGCAGGGGACGTCGATCCGGTGCATCCCTGCAGCGGTCAACGATGCCAACGTGCCCATCTCCGGTGGGTTCCAGGACAACGTGACATCGAGGATCCTGGTCATGTTCTCCGACTGGAAGACCTGCGACAGCACCCTGGTCTCGATGGACTCGACGCTCTACACGCTCGACCAGGGCGCGACCTTCTCCAGGCTACTCAAGGAGGACGGCCAGTTCATCCTTCAGGAGAACAGCGACCGCATCGCCCTGACCTTCTGCAAGCCGAGGCCGGTGGTTGGTAGGACTCTGGTCTATCAAGGCCGCACCCTCCGCATCCTGTCCTGCCGTGTTGATGCCTCCGGCGCCTACTACAACCTGGAACTGGGGGCTAAGACCAAGTGAGGCCCGTTGTTAATATGACGGTCGACTCGAGTAAGTTCGACGCTGCTATGAAGCAGTATCTGCTGACGACATCGCGCGATCTTCACAAGGCCATCAACAGCCGGTTCTTCTACCTGATGGTTCGGCTGTTTGTCCTGGTGCCGCCCAAGAGCCCAGGCCAGGAGCGCCGGAGGATCGCTGACTACCTTGGGACGCCTGTCGGTGACATCAACCGGAAGTCTAAGAAGACCGGCAAGCGCGTCGGTAAATCCCGCATCCTTCGCCGGGTGCATCTCATCGCTCAGTCGAAGGAGGCCAAGGGCGGTCGCCGCGGCCTCTATGGCGAAGAGATGAAGGCAGCAGCCTCGGCCCTGATGCGGAAGGCAATCGGGTCAGTCGGTTATCTACGCTCGGGTGTGGTGAAGATGATCCGAGTGTACAACAAGGGCTTCAGCCAGTTTCAGAGCGCCAAGTGGAAGCCGCTATCTAAGCCCCCGGGCTACAAGGCACCCAAGCAGACCAACGGCGCCCTCATCTCACTTGCTAACCAGTACGGCCTCAACGAAGAGAACGTCGCCACGCACAAGGGCACCAAGGCCCGAGGATTTCAGGCTGTCCCAGGCTTTAACCCGACAGCCTCGGTGGTAATGACCGCCGGTGTGGCCGACAACCAATACAACCGGGTGGCCGGCATCTACAACACGGCCATGCAGAAGGCTTTCGACGACGAGACGACGGAGATGGTCAACCACATGACCGAGGCCCTCCTGGCTAACGGCAAGGTTCTTGAAGACAACGGAATCTCAATCAAATGAACGCCGTAGCCCTAAGAGCTGAACTTGCAGTCGCTGACTACCTGGCAGCAGCCAACTGGTCGGCCTCCGGCGCCGGCACACCGACCTGCCTCACGTCCTACAGCCGCGGCCTCTACGACGACCCCGACGACCAGGACGTCATGCCCAACTTCCCGCGCCTGGTTGTCTCGACCAATTCGGCCAGGCCAATGCAGCGCACCGACTTAACCTGTGAGATCGAGATCGCCGTCGAGCTACAGCTATCGGCCGACGACACCGACGAGGCTGCTGTGCTGACCACCGTCCAGGTGCTCGACAACCTGATTCTGCCGCTCTTCGACGACACCGGGGCCTCTGCCCTAAATGCCGCAGCAAACGACGCAAGCGGCCCATTTACGGCGCAATTCGCCGCCCCTCTGGACTTTGGTGCATCCTCAATCTCTAATCGGTCCAGGACGTTCACCAGGACATTCACCCTCTACTGTTCGGCAACCACCTAACCACCCACACACATGGCTAATTCACAAGGACTCGCATACCAATTTGGTTCACCGGCTTCGGTGACCATGTATTCAAGCGACAACACCACAGCAATTTTTAGCAGCCTTGCTCAGATTGAAAGCTACGATCTGACTCATGATGCTGACACTGAAGAGGTGCGAAACAGCGCTGGCGAGGTGGTTGGTCATATTGGATACAATGAACGGGTGACTCTTAACCTGAACCTAATTCCTGCCGGAGCCAATGCTGCCGCCGCCCTGGCGTTTTGCTCACTTGGCCCGGTGAATGCCACGGTCAAAATCAGCGGCGCTCCCGCAATCAACATGATGGGCAAGACCGACATCCTGAACACCGACGACATAGCGAGCGGTGGCCGGTTCATCTACGGCGGCGGGGGATCGGTCAAAATGACCCAGAGCGGCAAAGCCATGGTGTCGATCACGGTCAAGAAATTCAAGAACCTGACCGCCGGCGCCGCTGTCGCCCTAAACGTGTGAGCAGCCTGGCCGCCATCCTAAGCGCTACAGCCAAGCCCTGTCCGATGGTGATCGGGCTCCGCATGGTGCCCTTTACTGTCGGCCATGCCATCCTGCTGCACCGTCTAGGATCCCCATTCGTCAGCGGCGGCCGGGCCAGTGCAAACGACCTGGTCGAGGCTGTTGTCGTGTGCAGCCAATCCGCCGAGGAGTCGATCAAAACCATGGCCTCGGTGTTCCGGTGGGTGCCGCTCCGGCTGATGCGCAAGAAGGTCAGCAAGTCCGACCTGGTCAAGGAATGCCAAATCCTCCAGGAGTGGATTGGAGACAAACCCGACTGCCCAGAAGTTCTACGGCAGCCGGGTGCAAGATCCAGGGAGGCGGCCATGCCCTGGCCCGAAAGGCTGCTGGTTGGCCTGGTCGACATTGGATTTACCGAGGAGACGGTTCTAAATATGCCGGTGACCGATGCCGAAAGGTTCTTCCTGACCAATGCAGAAATGCACGGTCAGGTCGAGCTGTGGAACGATAAGAACGATGCCCTCTGGCGCCTGGGTCAAGAACAGCAGACGGTAAGGAACTAACAAATGGCCATTTTCTCACTTATTGCAAAGCTCGGCCTCGACGGTTCGGCCTACGAAAGCGGCCTTAAACGAGCCTCGAGCGTGACCGACAAGTTCCGGTCATCGGTCGGGATGCAGTTGGGCGCTGCACTGTCTGTTGCTGCCATTGGCGCCTTTGCCTCGAAGGTGGTCGAGACAGTCGACGCCATTGGGGACTTGTCCGAGCAACTCAACATCAGCACCGACGACGTCCAGCGCCTCCAGGTGCTGGCAGGCCAGACGGGTGTTTCCTTCGAGGCCATGGCCAAGTCGATCACAGCGGTCGGCCAGGAGCGCCTCAAGGCTATTGAGGAGGGAGGCAAAGCCCGGGAATACTTCCAAGCGCTTGGCTTTTCAGTCGCTGAACTTAACGACAAGAGCATCTCGAACATCGACCTGATCTCGAGGATGGGCCAGGCCCACAAGGATGCAGGCAGCAGCGCACAGACACAGGCAGCTATGATTGCGATCCTAGGCGAGAAGGCATTCAAGGCCGCGGGTGCTATGGCCAAGATCAAGGAGATCGGCCCGATCAATCTAATCTCAAAAGAGCAAATCGATTCTATTGGAAAATTGGCTGATCGATTCGACGAGATAAAGCGCACAATTATTCTTTCAGCAGTGCCTGAGATCAACTTCTTTGCAGACGCAGTTGAGCGTGCTGCTAAAGATGCTGAGACAATGGAAGATGGATTACTTGGCTTTTTCCAAACACTGGGAGGCAAGGGATCAATTCTAAAAGCCAGCTTTCAAGAAGCGTTTGCATCACCTGAGGACGTTAACAGAAGTTTCGAGGCATTACCGATCCAACGCGGAACCATTGGCACAATAGACAGCAGGGTAAAACGCGAGACCTCAATGTTCTCAACGGAAGCGCCTCCTGGATGGGTTAACACCCTTGTGGGTCAAATCAAGATCCAGACCAACGAGACCCGTGCAATCCGAGTAAACACCGGCAGAACAGCTCAGGCTGTCGAATAACATGGCAACGCTTCAAGGATTACCAAACCCAAATAACTTCGAGTACATCGAGGTCAGCCGCGCCTACGACAATAACGGCAGCGGCCGGGTGGTGCAGTTAGTTTTCCGCGGCGACAAGGACACCCTCCGCATCGCATCGGCCCAATGGGTGGCCCTGGGCGCCAAGTACAGCATCCGCGAGGACGGCCCGTATTCCGAGGCCACCGTAACAATCGGCGGCAACTCCTACGACCCAGGTACACCAATCCAAGACCAGTCGGCACCGCTGCCTGGAGAAATAGCAGACATCCGCTACGAGTTCCGCACCGACTACCTCGATGTCTCGGTGTTTGCTCTACCGGCGGTCGACCGGGAGGCCAACAGCACGGGTAATCCAAACCTCTACAAGTTCATCATTGAATCAACAGCAAAGAACGGTGAGGTTCTATCTACAAAAGACACTAACCTTGCAGACCCAGCGCGTTATCCGATGGCTAACAAAGTCTGGCAGATGCTCTACCGAGGCCAGGACACCTTTCCGATTGCTCGAGTCAGTCTGACCAGGATAGCCACTTTCTCCGGCAACCTAGGCCTGCCTCAAGTTCCCAACGGAATCCCGCCTGTCTACACGCCCGAATCGTTTGCTGTAAATTGGAACCTGCCATTTGCAGTGACGAGAATGCTTCCTAGAGTTCCAACCGATCCGGCCACGGGGCAAATATTAGCACCCTTCGGCACCGTGTGGGGCTGGAAGCAGACCAACTTCTCGACTAGCCTGGTCAACAAAACCAACCAGGTTGAGCAGGTCATCGCCTGGACTTTCGCACCTTACGACACACTGATTTACCCGTTCTTCTGAGTAACCTTTAAAAAACACACACTATGGCAGACGAAATCCAAATGACGGCCCGGTTGTACGCCTCTAAAAACGGCGCTTACCTACCCTCGGTCACCTACACCAAGAGCGCCACCATGGTCGGCACCGACATGGGCAGCCAGACTCAGGCCATCGGCACCGCATCTTCTGAGACCCTAGACGTTCCTGTCGACGTGACCAGCCCCTACAAGGTGCTGATCTCCAACCTAGACTCGACCAACTACGTCGAGCTGTCGTTCACCTCTGGCTTCGCCGCGGGTGCCGGCACGATGCGCTTACCGGCAGGCGAGACCATGCTGATCCCGTACATCAACACGAACCTCTACCTGATTGCCAACACCTCCGCGGTGACCATCCAGGCCACCTTCTGCGAGATTTAACGCACCAACCCTATGGCAAACGAAGTCGAGATGTCCGCGCGGCTTTACGCCTCCAAGGGCGGCGCCGTAATCAACTCACTGTCCTACAGCGCGATTGCCAACATGACCGGCACCGACATGGGGCAGCAGACCCAGGTGGTCGGCACTAGCGACGAGGTTCTGGACCTCACCGCTGATCTGTCTACACCCTATCGCCTCCTGGTGGTCAACCTGGACTTG